CGATAAAGTTTTTGGATTGATTGAAACGTAATCGGTTCTTGTGCGCTATCAGTCAAGGCAATAGCAGGAATCCCGACAAAAAGAATAAAAAGAATCCAGAAAAAACCGATAAAAAAGTTTGTAAAAAATGCTTTCATAAAATTTGCTCCTATAAAAAAGGGTTTATATTTACCTCACATCACTAAGTATAAACCCTAAAAAATAAAATGCAACACTTTTTTGTATTATTTTTGCTTTTTTTTGCTTTTTTTTGCTTTTATCCTCTTTTCATAGCGGATAACATCTTGAATATCAAAGACAATGCCTTTTTCTCCTTGTCTGAATTGAGCAGGAAAATCCGGCTTGCTATCTTTCCAGCGATATATTGTATAAATACATTTCCGCCAACGTGCAGCAAGTTCTTTAATGGTTAAAAATTGTTCAAAATTATTTTCCATATCAATCCTTTATCAATTCAAAAACCCCATTGTTAGCCCAATAACTTCTTATTCCGCAATCATCTACGCGCGGGGCTTTCGCCGGATCGCTGCACATCATACCAATTAAAGCGTCAATGTGCGTTAAATAAAGAAGATTTAACAGCCCTGATTTTCCGTTTTTATCAAGAATTTCTGCACCGTCGATAACAACAATTTTATCGTCCTGCATAATAGCTACAGCCATTTGAAGAGTTATGCGGCAGCGCATTTTTTCGCTCTCTGAAAGCAGAATATAAGGGCGATCACCCATTAAAATAGTTAAATCATTATCGATTTTAACAGTTCCCCAACCTGCTGTATTGCAGATTTCGGATAATTGAGCATTGAAAATTTGCAAGCCTTTAAGCATTGATTTTTGACGGATTCCCGACATATCCAACGCGTCAATTATTGCCTGATTTTCAATAATATTCTGCGCCAGTCTTTTAGCCTCTTTGGCTGCCTTAAATGCTGCAATTCCCTCTTGCTGCTTGCGGATTTCTTCACGCTTTAAGTCAATATCTCGCTGGCTGGCATTTCCTGACGATTTCCGTTCAAGCTCGTAAAGGCGTTTATTTGCTTTTTCCGTTTCTTCTACTTTCGATAAAGAAACGGCGTAAAGCGATTCCAGACGTTTAACTTCAATATCAGCTTTTTGCATTTTTTCGGACAATTCCGTGCGCTTTTTCTGAACGGCTGTCTTTTCTTCGGCGCTTGGTTCGATAAACTCGGCCAGCTCTCCGCCTTTGATAGTCAAAGGTTTTCCGCAATGCGGACAAAGTTTTTTCCCGCTTTCATCATATTTCGGCAGTTCGTCAAATTCGCGCTTAAATTCATAAAATGATTTACGGGCCATTGCTAATTCTGTAATAGTTTTATCCCGGTCAATTTTAAGCTGAGCCAAGACGGAATCGCTGGCCGTTTCTCTCAATTTAGCCAATTCGTTTTCGTCAATGGCCTGATGACTGATTAAAATTTCCAGTTCTGCCTGCAAACCTGTTAAATCAGCTTGCAAGGATTCTTCTGAAACGTCAACAAGGTCGGAAGTCCAGCCCTGCGGCTGCCAAGTCTGCGCTTTATTGCTGCCGTAGGTTTCGCCCGTAACCATAGACCATTGCTGTTTTAATGCTCTGCCGGTATCCTTTGCCCGTTCCAAGCTTGCGTCAAATCCGTCCTGATCTACCTTTTGCCAAACAGCCTCGACTACATTTTTTTTAGTAATAAATCGTTCGGCCAAAAATTCTTCTAAATCTGTTTTAGAGGGGACGCATTCGGTTAAATTGCGGATAAATTCAGACCTTTTTTTCTCTGAAAAATCAATCAAGCTTTCCATACCAGCCGCAATTTTCGAAGTTGTCGGCGGATTCTCTCCCTCAGTCAATAATTCCGCTTTTGGGTATGTCACGGAAACGCTACTGTCTTCATTTTCAATTTTTACTTTCCCGGAGGCTTTCCCGGTATAAACCAGCATACCGAGATCAGTTTTGCGCAAACCTAAAACAACCGGCTGCCCGGTTAAAGCTCCAGATACAGCCGTTAAAAACGAGCTTTTTCCCTGATGATTTAACCCGCAAATAAATGAAATTTGGCTTGTTTCAACGTTTGCCTTTTGGCAACCCATAAAATTTTCGACTTCAAATTTTAACATATTTTTTTCCTCATTCATCAAAATTAAACATAAACGGCGCTTTTGCAGCTGCGGCAGGGGCTTTTTTCTCCGGGGCAGGCTGCTGCGGTTTCTTTTCCGGCTCAATAATAGCCGCAACTTTTTCTTCAACTGTTTCCGGGGCTTTATCTGTAATTACTTCAACTTCGATTTCTTCCGGTTCAGCCTCTTGTTTTGTTTCAACCTCAATAATAGGCGGTATATCTCCGTCGGGTTCAATTATTTTCGGCGCGCTGGGAATGCTCGGCGCGATGTCGTTCAATTCATCATCGGAGTGTATTCCCAGCAGTAGCTCTGGAGCATATAGACGGCCGAAAAATGCAGCTGCACGATATGCCAGCATAAGCTTAGGCATTGTGCGCCACTTGCTGCCGTTTTTAGTCAACCAGCCCTCTTGCATAGCCATTTCAACGCTTGCCTCTGGCCCCTCGATTACTTCACCCGTCAATTTATCTGTGGCATAAGCTGAACAAATTATATCTTCGGCCTCGGCCTCTTCTTTAAAATCTTCATAGCAATTTTTAGCTTTGCTCCATTTTTTATAAGAACGTATAAATTTTTTCGGCCCTCTATTTTCGTACTTAAAGCGTAACGGGGTGAATTTCCCGGACGAATTAAGCATTGAGATAATAAAGTTTGAAGACCACGACGGGCGCCCCTCAATAACGTGTAAATTCTGCATTACCGAAATCGGAGAAATACCGATACGGTTAGCCATTTCAAGCGCAACCATTGCGTTTGGTAGATTCTGCTCACCTTGATAAGATACAGGAACAATCCCGCTTTGCGTCAAGGCTTTACAAATCCTTTGTGCGTCGGTGAACGCTTTGACATTTGAAAAAACATCGGTTAAAGGCGGTTGCTGTTCTGCAACGACTAAATCTTTTTTAGTTTCGTTATCTTCTGTCATTTTTTACCTCTCCCTTATGACAATTACAAAAATTTGAGTTATAAGCCGGGCAATAATCCGGCGTACACATCATTGAGTTTGGATTCGCAAGCCATACGTTAGGGTTGTGTTCTTTCCGGTAAATCTCAATGCTGTTTTTAATCTGCTGTATCGTATCCCACGCCAGCCGTTCAGCGTCTGCAATAGGATACGGCACAAAATCAGGATCAGGCTGCGGCTTTGTTATGCCGATTCTCCGAACATAAATTTCACCGAGCGATTTTATTTTTATTCCGTTGCTCTTGCAAAGCAAAGAATAACCGCCATATTGCGCTTGGTTAGCCCTGCGCCGCGTTCCTGTTTTGACGTCCAAAATTTCATTTCCGAGCCGTATATCAATCTGACCGGATAAAGTAAAATTATTTCCAAGATTCGCCTTGTATTCCTCTTCGATTTCAACGCCTTTTAATTCAGGAAAAAAATTTACTACCGATTTGGCCATACGAATAGCTTGCTTGATTGCAACTTCTTTTGTAGGTGTCGTATCGTCCCACAAAATCCCATTTGAAATTGACGAATTTATGCTTAATTCCACGGTTTCCGCAAGTTCTTTTTCGTATGTATGCCCTTCTTGGCGCAGAAGTAAAGCCGTTTCAATCCCGTTATGCGTTGCAGTTCCAACGGCTGCCCCGACTGATGTCGGTAAAGCCTTTAGCTGGTAACCGTCCGTTACCAGCTCTTGTAAAAGCATTTTTGCGGCAGCCTTGCGCGGACAATCTGAATAATGCGGCAGGCTCGAACATCTGATTGTTGTTTTAATCATTTAAAGCGTCCCAGTTATATTTGCTGCACTCATTCAGATAATCCTCACGGGCTTTTTTAAGCTCCGGCAGCCTTTCAGATAAATCTTTATAGCTCCACTCTCCGATAAAACGGTGATCGCTGCCGTAACTTGCGCGCAAGCACCAGTCAACCGAAACATCATATTTACCATGTTCAAAGAAAACGTGTGTTTCATCATAGGCAGCCAAATCTCTAATGATTTTGTTTTTAACTTCCTGCGGCAGTTGTTCAAATTCTTCAAAAGTATTATACATTCTTTTCATCTTAATACCCCTTAAAAAAGTTTATAATTACCTCTTACATTGGCAATTATAGCTTAAAAATTTTATTTGTAAATAACTTTTTTATATTTTTTTTGCTTATTTTATATTTTTTTTGCTTTACAAATTATTTTTTTGGGTTTATGTATATGTCATATTATTAAAATTGAGGGAATTTAAGGGAATGGCAAAATTTATTTTGCGCGATTATCAAAAGAATTTTATTAAGGATATTCACAGCCAGTTTTGCGCCGGATATAAAGCGGTTTGCGGGCAATCTCCGACCGGTTCAGGTAAAACTGTTATTTTTTCATACATTGCCAACGGAGCAATTAGCCAGGGCAGCAAAGTCGTTATTTTGGTTCACCGGCAAGAATTGATTTTGCAAACGTCTTTGGCTTTGGCCAAATTTCAAATTCCGAATGCGATAATTGCGCCCGCGTCGGTTATAAAATCATCCGCACAAATTCAATATAGGGAGCTTGGGCGAAACTACATTGATTTAAACAGCCCGTGTGTCGTTGCCAGTGTGCAGACGCTCGGCCGCAGATTAGACGAGTTTACAAATTATTTTGATTTCATCATTACGGATGAGTGTTTTGTTGGCGACACGTTAATAAAAACAAAAAATGGCTATAAAAAAATAAAAAACATTAAAAGCGGGGATTTTGTATATACTTTTAATGAGAAAGAATGCTTTTTTGAATATAAGCCTGTTGAAAAACGCTTAAAAAAGCCGTTGAATGAAAATTTAATAAGAATAAATAATATAATATGCACAGAAAACCATCTTTTTTTCACAAAAAATAATTGGAAAAAAGCAAAGGATTTAACTGTTAGTGATTTTTTACTTAACGAATATTTTAATTTCGTAAAAATTAAAAGCATAACAAATGTAAAAAAGAATAATGAAGATTATGTCTATGATTTGACCGTTGCAGATAATCATAATTACTTTGCTAATGGTTTTCTAGTCCACAACTGTCATCACGCCGTTGCAGGTCAATGGCGAAACGTTACAGACAGAAATCCGAATGCCTTCTTGCTCGGGCTGACAGCAACGCCGGAACGCCTTGACGGTAAAGGTTTAGGCATAGAATCCGGCGGGGTTTATGAAAAACTTGTACTTGGCCCGTCTGTAAAATCCTTGATTGAACGCGGGTATTTGTCGCAGCCGAGAGTTTTTGCTCCGCCGATAAACTTTGATGATTCCGCATTGCGCACTATTGCGGGTGATTATGATGTTAAACAAATGTCTGAAATGCTTGACCAGCCGCAAATTATAGGGGATTGCGTCCGGCATTATTCAAAAATATGTCCAAATATGCCGGCAATTGCTTTTTGCTCAACAATCGAACACGCAAGGCATACAGCAGAGCAATTTTGTAACGCAGGTTTTAATTTTAAATGTATTGACGGCACAATGTCTGATTTTGACCGCCGCGACGCTATTGAGGGCTTAGGCTCCGGGCGATATGACGGCTTGACTTCCTGCAATATTATTTCCGAGGGGACAGATATCCCAGTTGTAGGTTGTGCCATATTTTTACGCAAAACAAAAAGCTTGTCGCTTTATTTGCAGCAGGCTGGACGTGTTTTGCGGCCATATTCCGGTAAAGAGTATTCAATAATTTTGGATCACGTCCGGAATGTGGAAAATCACGGTTTCCCGGAAGACGAAAGAGATTGGAGCTTAGAGGGACGCCGTAAGCAGAAACGGGACGAAGACGAAATTTTTATTCGCACTTGTCCGCAGTGTTATGCTTGTTATAAATCAAGTTTGCGCGCCTGCCCCGTTTGTGGTTTTAGTGCTGAAAATGCTATAAAATCACAGCGTGAAATTGAGTTTATTGACGCCGAACTTGTTGAAATTCAGAAAGTCCAGAAAGAACGCGAAAGGAAAGAGGCCAACGCTTTCAACAAGCTTTTAGAGCTTGGAAAACAGCGGGGTTATTCTAATCCGTACGCCTGGGCTAAAATTGTTTTAAATTCAAGAAAAAGGAAAAGAAAATGACAGTTGTTCAAAATGATTCGATTGCAGATGTTAAAAATGATGTCGCTCAAGAATGCGTAAATAATATTTTTTCGGAAGTTATGAATTTTGACCACTATTCAGATTTGGCGCACGATATAGCGGCGTCTATTGCGGTAGAACTGAAAAACAGAACGTTTTTTACTGATGATTTGGAGTTGACGCAAAAACAAAAAGATGTTCTTGACGCGGTTATTGTCCGTTTGGTGGTTGATTGCAAAAACCGTTATTTGGAAAAGATTAACGAAGATGAACGGACAACTAAGATTGCGCAAGCTCTTGTTCAAAATTGCCGTAAAATTATTGATCTATCGTTTTCGTCCGTAGCCCACGAAATTAACCGCGGTGCGATAATCTCCGGACAGGCAATTTCAGCGTCTGCAGCGTCTGAAAAATACAATAAAATCGAATTTAGATATTATAGCGGCGAAGTAACGGTCCCGACTTCTGGCGTGTTTATTTCAACAAACTGCATTGATATAATTAAAAATTCGGTTGAAGTTTCTTTTAATCTGAAAAGAGAGCCGAAAATTGCGACGGTTTCAGAAAATGGGAAAGTAACGACAGCCCCGTTTTTGATTGAGGCCGAGCAGGTTCAGGACGGCGACAAGGAAGTTGACGAAGTTTTGGAAAACGTTGACGATGATTCAGATGAAAACAGCGACGAATAATAACGGGGGCGTTCGCGCCCCTTTTCTGAAAGGTATAAAAAATGATTTTTCATACAATGGCAGAAAAACCGGAAAAAGGGCAGCAATATTTTGCCGAAATTGAGAGTCCTGTCCCTCTGACAAATGCTGAAAATTTGCTTATGGTTTATAGAACTAAAAAATCTTGGGCAATACTTTATTTCGGAGATGAATTTCCGTTTAAAATTGAACGCTGGTTTTCGGTTGATGATTTAGAAAAAGCCGAAAAACGCATAAATCATCTTGAAAATAAAATAAAAGAGGCTCAAGATGTCCTTGCCGGTTCGCTAAACGTCGCCGGTGCCTTTATAGCACTTGACGACGCTCTCGGCAAAACAGATTAACATTAGATTTAGGGATGTAAAATTATGGATATTTTTGGTATCGTTTTCGCTCGCAAGAAAACGTTAAAAAAACAGCGCGAAGAACTTTTAAAACTCATACACGATTTTTATTTCTATACGGAAGACAAGCGGTTAAATACCCCGAATTTTTATCTCACCCGGCGACGGGCCAAAGAGATAATTGACCGGGAAGACAAACACGCTACATTGCCTTATTGGCTGAAACGAAAGAATCTTCTGCAATGAAGTCGGAACATCAAATACAACAAGAAATTTTACTTGAATTTGGCTGCCGTGATGATTTAAAAATTTGGCGGCAGAATACCGGTAAATTATCGTCTGGCTGCCGTTTTATATCTTTCGGGGTATTAGGCGGGGGCGATATTTCCGGGATTATAAAAGGCGGGATTCGTCTTGAAATTGAAGTAAAAAACGAAAAAGGAAAGCAGAGGCCAAGCCAAAAGCTATTTCAGAAAATGATTGAAGAAATGGGCGGGGTGTATATCCTCGCCCGGTCCGTTGACGATGTCAAAGAGGCTTTGAAGAAATTTATTAACATATAATTTTTTTTGTTTACATTTCTTAATTATAATTATACTTTTAATTATGGGAGGTTTGAAAATGTTAAAAATTACAAAAGAACAGCTTGAAAAAATCTACAGAGAAAACTCACTTAAAAACGCTTGCAAAATATTAAATGTAAGCCACATGACGCTTTTGAAATATATAAAATTAGCGGGAATAAGCCCGAAAGGTAAAGGCAACCGACAGCCTAAAAAAAAGTTTTTAATCGTGGAGGATTAACTTATGGCTAAACGGTTTACGGATACAGAACTTTGGGGCAAAGAGTTTTTTTTAAAATATTCGATGAAACAAAAGTTACTGCTGCGCTATTTATATGACAGTTGCGATAATGCCGGCATATATGAGCCAAATTATATTTTGCTTGAAGTCTTTATCGGGGAGAAAATAACCGAGGAAGACATTCTATCATTAAACACAGATAAGAAACGTATTGTTAAGCTTGAGAACGGAAATTTTTATTTGACAAGATTTATAAAATTTCAGCAAGGCGATTTTTTGAATCCGAAGAACAATGCGCATAAACAAATCATTGCCATTCTTAAAGAAAATCGGGTTCGTTATAATAATATTTTAACCCCTGATAAGGGGGTTGCTAGCCCCTACGAAGCCCCTAGCAAGCCCCTAAATAGCCCCTTGCTAGCCCCTGATAAGGGGGTTGCTAGCCCCCCAGGTAATAGTAATAGTAATAATACTGATACTACTTACTTAACTGATATTAATTTTAAAAAAGAAAATAAAATAAAAGAAAAAAAATTAAATGAAAGTAATCAGTTTTTTAACCCGTTGCTGTCTGCGAAGAAAAACGTTGAACAATGCTATATCTGCGACGGGTTCAACATCGACTTCGACAACGACCCGTTTTTTAAACCGTATGCAAATGCAGACAGTATTTTACGCCAGTCCCTCAACTCTTGGCTAGTAAAAAATCATAAAAATCAAATGGTTGATAAAAACTTTATTTGCCAGCAGATAACCAACTTTGCTAAACGACAAGGAAAATGGGGCGACCTCTTGGGGATTCCAAAAAACCTTCAACTAGGAAATAACAACAGTAATATTAAGGGAGATGAAAAAAAATGACCGATTTCGGCGATATTTTTATGCGTGAGCTACAAAGTTGTAAATTTGCGGTAGTAGATGGCGACAAAAAAGAAATTCGCTCCTACGCCAAAAAAAAGCGCCTTAACAGCGATTATAATATAAAAACTTTCAGAAATGAAAAATACACGAAAATTTGGTTTTATAAGCCCTGGCAAAAGATGTCGGCAGATAAGGCCGAAAAAGTAGATATTGGTTGCCTGTATAATTCGCAGGGCTTGAGTTTTAGACAATATCAATGGTTATGCGACAAAACGCTTGTTGAAGAAACGCGGCCAAAATCCAAAATGAGCAGTCCAAAAGTTGAAGTTCCGGACGATTAAATAAAAATTTCGCTTGTAAAAAAAAAAACTGCCTGCTATCCTCAACGTATAGTTGTGCGTATTTCTTGCGCAAAATTCGCGTAAAAAAAATGCGCATTAAGTTAATTTTTTAACGTGAGGTAAAACGATGGATATTTGGCAGGTTAAATATGTCCGCATTGGCGACCTGATCCCTAACGCCAAAAATCCGCGCAAAATTTCAAAAGAAAAACTGGAGCGTCTTCAAGATAAAATCCAGCGTCTTGGCTTTCATAATCCAGTTAAAACCGATGAGAATTTAAACGTTTTGGGTGGGAATCAGCGGTTAAAAGCTCTTTTGAAAATTGCGGGGAAAGATTTAGAAATACCGGTTATGTATCCAACCCGCCCCCTCACGCAAGAAGAAAAAGACGAGATAATCATAACCGATAATATTTCAGACGGCGAGTGGGATTGGGACATTTTAACGGCTGATTGGGATAAAGTCTTGACTACCTCTTGGGGCTTAGACTGGGGCGAAGTTGAAACAGCAGCAGAAGAAACGCCGCAGGAACTTTCCGAAAAATATACGCTTAAAATCACTACCCCGATTTATGAAGTTAAAGGCGACAAGCCGGATATATCCGAGCTTGTTGATGTCGTTAAAACTAACGCAATGCTTGACGAGATAAATGCCGCTGACGGAATCCCGGAAGAGGTTAAAGGATTTTTGCGCATTGCTGCCGCCCGCCTTTATCGGTTCAATTATGAAAAGATAGCCGAATATTATGCGCACCAGCCGCCGGAAATTCAGGCTATTATGGAAAAATTGGCTTTGGTAATTATTGATTTTAATAAAGCGATTGAAAACGGATACGTTCGGTTGACGAAAGAAATTGAGGGGCTGCTTGATGACGAATCCGACGAATGATTTTTGCGTTTTTATTCTGACCCACGGACGCCCGAATAAAATTTATACCTTGAAGACGCTGAAAAAACAGGGCTACACCGGACCGCTGTTTTTTATTTGCGATGATGAAGATCCGAAACTAGACCGCTATAAAGAACTTTACGGCGACAAAGTAATTGTTTTCAACAAAAAAGAGGTTGCAGAAACGTTTGACGAGGCCGATAATTTTTATAAAGACCGGCGCACAATCGTTTATGCCCGAAATTTTTGTTTTCAGGCTGCCCGCCAGCTGGGTTTTAAATATTTTCTTGAATTAGACGACGATTATATACATTTTCGGTTTACGTTGGATAAATTCAAAAATTATACGGTTCAGATGTGTAAAAACCTTGATGAAGTTTTTAACATCTTTTTAACTTATTTCAAATCAATTCCGGCAAAATCGATTGCAATGGCACAAGGCGGGGATATTCTCGGCGGCGGAAAATCAAAAACCTTGCGCAACGGCAAAATCAAGCGAAAAGCGATGAATACATTTTTTTGCTCGGTTGATCGACCGTTTCAATTTGTCGGCCGCATAAATGAAGACGTAAACACCTATGTGAGTTTGGGCGCAGTCGGTGAAATCTTTATGACTTTGACAAATATTTGCATTACTCAAAATCAGACGCAAAAAACAAAAGGCGGAATGACCGAGGTTTATTTGAACAGCGGGACTTATCTGAAAAGTTTTTACTCGGTTATGTTTGCCCCGTCTGCCGTTCAAATTGCAGTTATGGGGGACAAAGAAAAGCGCATACATCACCGGGTGAACTGGAAATTTGCCGCGCCCTTGATTATCCGGGAAAGCCTAAAAAAATAGCCACTTGCTTTTTTTGCCAAAACATTTATTCTGTAAAAAAAATATAGGGGGTTGTGTCTTGGCTAATCCAGAAACATTGGTTGATTTACGTACACGGACGCCAGAAGAACGGCGGCGCATTGCGTCGGCTGGCGGTAAAGCGTCGGTTATTGCGAAACGAAACAAGAAAACGTTATTGCAGATTGCCGAAATGCTGCTGAACAGCAAGCCGAGCAAAGATATTGAGGAAAAATTGAGAAAAATGGTGCCGGGAATCGACGCGAAAGATGTAACGTATAAAACCGCTATGGTTTTCGGGCAGATAAACGCGGCCGCAAAGGGGAATACATTTGCGTTTCAGCAAATCCAAAAAACTATCGGCGAAGAGCCAAAAGGCGACCCGACAAAAGAAGATAAGATTGACGAGCTGTTTACAAAATTAGAGGGTAAATTTAAAAAATGAATATTGACGCCCTTTATACGCCTAAGCAGCAGGAAGTTTTAAAATTTTATTTTAATAATGATTTTTTTATGCTTTTTCTGCACGGGGCAAAACGTGCCGGCAAAACAATTTTGGATATTGATTTATTTTTAAACGAGCTGCGAAACGTGCGCAAACGTGCCGCAATGCAGAATACAACGCGGCCGCAGTATATTTTGGCCGGTTCTTCAATCGGGTCAATCCAGCGTAACGTTATAAATGAAATCGAAAACCGTTTCGGGCTTTCAATCCGCTTAAGCAAATTCAATACGTTTACTTTGTTCGGGGTTCAGGTTTGCTGCTTCGGCCATGATGATATTGGCTGTTTGTCGGTAATTCGCGGTATGACTTCTTGGGGGGCTTTCATAAACGAGGCAACAATGGCAAATCGGGAAGTATTTGACGAGATTATTTCCCGATGTTCTGGCCCAGGCGCGCGCATTTTATCAGATACAAACCCGGCTGACCCGCTCCATTGGCTAAAATGCGACTACATCGATAAGGCTGACGGAAAATACATTGCGGCCTATCATTTCAAGCTTGACGACAATACTTTCCTTGATCCGAAGTATGTTGAAAATATCAAGAAAACCACGCCTACCGGTATGTTTTACGACCGCAATATTTTGGGCTTGTGGGTAACGCCCGAGGGTGTCGTTTATAAAGACTTTGACGCAAAGCAGCATATTGTTGACAATTTGCAAGGCATAAGCTTTGACAAGTTTTTTGCTGGCGTTGACTGGGGATACGAACATTTTGGCTCAATCGTTGTCTTCGGCCAAGCCGGAAATGATTTTTATTTGATTTTGGAAATTGCTGCGCAGCACGAAGATGTTGATTCCTTTTGGCTGCCTAAGGCGAAGAAAATCGTTGAAATCTTTGGTAATATAGTTTTTTACTGCGATTCCGCCCGCCCCGAGTATGTTCAGAAGTTCCAAAATGCCGGATTGCTGGCCACTAATGCGAATAAGAATGTTTTAGAGGGAATAAGCGACGTTGCGCGCCTGATTAAAAGTAAACATTTCTTCGCATACAGAAAGGGGCTTGTCAATTTCGAAAAAGAGATATATTCGTATGTATGGGACGAGAAGAAAGACGAGCCGATTAAAAAAAATGATGATACATTGGACGCGGTTCGCTATGCTATACACTCGGAAATTTGCGACATTGACAAGATTATTTCAATCGAGGGGCTAAATTTATGATAATTTCGGAAAACACAGATTTAACGGCTGGGAATGTTCAAGACTGGATTGCAACCTTTAAAAATGCGCCGGAGCAGCAGCCACGCTTGCGGAAATTAGGGCAGTATTACGATAATAAAAATCCTATCGTTAAAAAAGGCGCGGCCAAAAACCGCCCGAATTATAGCATACACATCGGCGTTGCCTCGTATATTACCGACGTACAGACGGGGTATTTTTTGGGTCGAGGTATAGAGTATGACTGGAAAGAAAAAGCTAATGCCGACGGAAATATAACCGAGCCGAACGAGTTTAAGGACACATTAACCGAAATTTTTGCGAATAACTTTGAGCCAGAAGAAAACTACGCGATTGCTAACGATATGTCTTGCTACGGCATAGCGTTTGAAGTCGTGATGATTGATGACGCAATATCGTCTCCTGATATTAAGAAAAAATTAAGATTTACAAAATTAGACCCGGAAGAAACATTTTTGGTTACTGACAATAGCGTTCTGCATAGACCGGTTTGCGTAATCAATATGTATCCTAGTGCTGAAATTCGGGGCGTTATCAGGTGGAAAGGCTATGTTTACAGCAAAGACCAAATTATTCCGTTTGACCTTAACGGGGCAGCCGTTGAACTCAAAGAGCCGATAGACCACCAGTTTAAAGATATACCGGTTGTTATTTTCAAAAATAATTATGATGAAATCGGCGATTATGAGCCAGTTCAGGATCAGCTTGACGCTTTGGCCTTGACTTTTTCGAATGAAACTGACGACCTGCAAAGTATTGCCAACGCTATTTTGGCAATTTACGGGGCAATGGCAACCGATGAAAAAGAGATTGACGCAATAAATAAAAACAAGGTTGCAAAGCTGCCTACTGACGCAAAAATGGAATTTGTCGTTAAAAACGTTAATATTGACGCCGTAAAACATCATATTGACCAAAACTTAGATCTGATTTACCAAATTTCAAAAACGCCCGATTTAACCGATGATAAATTCAGCGGCCAGCAATCCGGTGTTGCTATGCAGTATAAGCTTTGGGGAATCGAACAGTGTCGCGTAACAAAGGCTCGTTATTTCCGGCGCGCGCTCTATCAACGTATTAAATTGCTCTTGCAGATTATTTCGTTGGCGGAAAATAGAACGATTTACGATATTTCGCAAAAAATTGACTTCATTTTTTATAAAAACCTGCCGCAAAACGAAATGGACATTATTGACGCAGCCTATAAATTGCAGGGGCTTGTTTCAACGCGTACTTTATTGGAGCAGATTCCGTTTGTTAATGATGTGGATTTGGAAATTGAAGAGCTGGCAAAGGAAAAAGAGGCAGAGGCGGCCGCCTTTGCTGCATATAATGAAACCCCGGAAAATTCTGACGAGGACGAATAATGGGATACTGGCAGGAACGAGCGCGGGAAAGCCGGGAGCAGCTTGACAAGATTGAAAAAAGCTCGTTTCTGCGCCTGAATAGTTTGTTAAACTCAAGTATAAAAGAAATCAATAAACAGATTGATGATTTTGACCTTGAAAATATTGACGAGCGTTTAACCAACCGGCAGCGCACTGTTTTGTTAAATCGGTTAAAAAAAACTTCTGAATATGAAACCCGCGACGAATATTTAAAACGGCTCTATCGGGAAGACGCAAAACTTTATCAAATTGACCGGTTGCAGCAATTACGCGCAGATCTGCAAATAAAATTATCTGATATGACGCGGCAGCAAAGTCTTGAATTGGACGAAACGTTGTATCAATCAGGAAAAATCGGCTATAATGTTTTTAAAAAGGCGGCAGAGCAAAAATATAAAATCACTATGCACGCTATATCACGGGCCACAATTAAAGCCTTAGCAAATCAGACTTGGACGGGCTCAATGAATTGGTCGGAGCGGATTTGGAAAGATAGAGCTGCGCTCGGGGTTGCTCTTGATAAGATTTTAAAACGCGATATAATTCAAGGGCGCGCTCTTGATAAAACGGCCCGTGAGATTAAAAATAAATTTCAGACTTCAACATATAACGCAATGCGGCTTGTCCGGACAGAATCAACTCACACCCACGAGCAGGCAGCAAAAGAATTTTACAAAGAAACGGATTGCAGCGAATACGAATTTTTGGCGCATTTAGATGACCGCACATCTGCAATCTGCACCGAGGAAAACGGAACAATCCATAAAATCAAAGACGCCGTTGTTGGGGTGAATTATCCGCCTATGCACCCGAACTGTCGCTCTACGACGGCCCCCGTGATAAATATTAAAGCCCTTTATCGTAAATATGGGCTTGACTAAAAATTTTTTTTAACGCAACATAAGGGCAGCTGACGAGCGTAAACGGAAATTATAGGGGGTTTTTTATGACTGATGAAAACGTAAACCAGAACAATAGCGGAAATGAGAATGCAGGCGCAGACGGAAACGAAAACGCTGAAATTAAATTTACCGCAGAACAGCAAAAGAAAATTGACGAGCTTATTTCGCAGCGATTAAAGGCTGTTAATGATAAGCACTCAAAAGAATTGCAGGAGCTGAACAGCAAACACAAGCTTGATCTTGACGAAGTTGAAAAAAAGGCGAAGATGACCGCGGAGCAGCTGAAACAACACGAAGAGGACAAGCTCAAGGCAGAGCTGGAAAGCCTGAAAAAGGAAAAACAGGAGCGCGAACATACTGACGCAATCGATAAGCTTTTTAAGGAAAGCGGAATCAATGCTAAAATTTCGCAAAAACTGTTTGCCGGTATGGAGTTGTCAATTGCAAAGGCTGAAATGCAGAATTTTAAAAAGGCTTTCGATGAAGCTGTTTTGGAAGAGGTTAACAAACGCATAAATGCCCACACACCCAAAGGCGGATCGAATATCGAAAAAACGGGCGGTGATAATAACCCGTTTATTCAGACACGTAATCGATTCAATTTTCAACCCAAAAAATAAGGATTTTTAAAAATGGCACACACAATGAATTATGCTGAAAAATATTCAGGCCAGATTTTAGAGGCCATTCAGCAGGGGGCGCTTACATCTCCGTTTATTGAAAGCAATGTACAGTGGCTCGGAGCAAAAACGTTTCACTTTACCCAGATGAATACATCCGGCTATAAAGACCATAGTCGGCAGGGCGGCTGGAATAAAGGAACAATCACACAAAAAGACCACGAATTTACGGTTGAACACGACCGCGATATTTCGTTTTTGGTTGACGCTGCCGATGTTGACGAAACCGCGCAGACTGCCGCAATGATGAACGTTACACGTTCGTTTGTAAACGACAATCAGATTCCGGAAATTGACGCATATACGTTTTCTAAAATTGCGTCGGCTGCGGCGACTGCTGGCTTGAGCGAAGAGGCTGATTTGTCTACTTGGACGGCTGCAAACGTTTATACTAAACTTGTAGGACTTTTGGGCAAAACAAATCTGAAACTTTACCGCCAGCGCGGAACGGTTGTCGGTTATGTTCGCACCGAAATTATGGACTTAATCGCGCAGTCAACGGAATTGTCTAAAACGGTTGAAATCGTTAATCTTTCCGGCCCGATGTCTATTGAAACCCGCGTTGCAAAACTTAACGGCGTTCCGCTTATCGAAGTTCTGGCAACTGATCGTTTCTACGATAGTTTTAGCTTTACCGAGGGCTTTGCACCTGTAGCCAGCACTTCAAAGGCAATTAACGTTTTGTTTGCGGCTTTGGATATGGTACACACCGTGCCGAAGATTAGCTCAATCTATTACTTCCCGCGCGGTTCGCATACCGAGGGCGACGGCGACCTTTACCAAAACCGTTCTTTGTGGGATACATTCGTTTTCCCGAACGGCTTGACCGGAAAGGTTGACAGCGTTTTCGTTTCTAAAGACAAAACGGCGTATTCTGCCGATTGACTGCCCGCCGTAGTCGGTACAGCTCAAGTTGGGGATTCAAAAGTGGGAGTTGTTTAAAATGGCATACACAAAGCATAATTGGCAAAATGGCGAAACAATTACAGATGATTTATTGAATAACATGGAATCTGGAATTGAAGAGGCTAATACAAGAGCAATGACCCCTGGTCCTCAAGGTGAAACTGGGCCGCAAGGGCCAGAGGGCGCGAAAGGTGATAAAGGCGAGCCGGGGGAAGGGCTGGTCGGCAGTCCCGTAACCGTCGCCGATGTAGAAACTAATGCAGACGCGGCGACAATTGCAGCAAAGCTAAACGAAGTTATTGCGGCATTGAAAGCGCGCGGCATAACAAATTGATGAGGTGTAAAATGGTAGTTATGAGAAAAAATAACCGTATTGAAGTGGTTGACGAAAAAGACCGCGGACTTTATGAAAGTAAAGGCTATGCTATTGTAAAGCCTGAACGAGCAAAAAAGCAGGAATCGGGCAACGGTGGCAGCTCTCAAACTGCCGGAGCCTCCGCAAATAATCAGAATGCCAAACCAGAGAACGACCCTGAAAAGCAGGAATCGGGCAACGGTGGGGATAATGCAAAGAAAAATCTTGAAAAAGACATTGAAAAGATTTTAAATTGATTTTGCATAAAAACGGTTACTGATTATTTTTTTCATATTCTCCGCTGTATGTTTATTATTATGATTACCTGAAGTTCATAAAGTCTCGGACGGCAGTTTTTAGCTGCCGTCTTTTTTTGTATTGTCTTTTTTTTTATTCTGCATAAAATAAGGGCAAGAGGTTTTTAAATGGTTACAGAAGAACAGCGAGAGAGAATAAAAGGTTACGTCAAAATTTTAAATGCTATTGACGAACTTTCAGAAACTCAAGATTTTGAAGTTGATGTTGTAATTGATGAATGTTTAGCCTATTGCAACCGCGACGATATACCGCTTTGTATGGAGCGGGTTGTTGCCCGTATTGCTGCAAATTATCTTGAAAACGGGTTAAATGCGCAAAAGGTTACGAGCTATAAGGAATTGGATATGTCCATTACTTATTCAGCCTCGGACAATGCCTTTGATGAAAAAAATCTTTTGCAGCGTTGGCGTAAAATTTTAGGAGTAGAGGAATCGAAAGAAAATGACACCACGAATATTTTGGAATGATACCGCCGCAGTATATAGGCAGCAGGTTGTTGCAGGGAATAGCGGCTACAGCAAGAACGAATTGACCGAGGTTTATACCGGTATAAAATGCCATTTGGCCGTTAATAATAGGCTACATCAAATTTATATCAAAGAGCAGGCGACGGCTGTAAATAAAGACTTTGTTTTATTTTATTCGCCCCGATACCGTTTGCAGATTAACGATAAAATCATTATTAAAACGGCTGCCGGCGAAAATTTAGAACTTTATGCAGGACAAACCAAAATTTACACAATGACCGCTCAAACACAATGCTCGTTTGAGCCTATCGCGGAGGCTACACGTGAAGTTTAAAGACGCAAAAAAGGTTTATTTGGAAAGAAAAAGCGCAATATCGGCTATTTTTGAAGATGTGGGCGATACTGCGGCTAAAACCTTTGTGGCCGAGGCTAAAAAAGAAACATCTGCGCAGAATCTCGTTAAAACCGGAAACTATCGGCGGAGCTGGACGGCAGAAGTTGAAAAATCCGGTTTGGACACGTCTGTTAAATGTATAAACGAGGCCGAATATGCGAGCCATTTGGAATATGGACACCGCATTGTTACCAGGACAGGCAGAGATACCGGAAAGAAAACGCGGGGGCGGTTTGTTGGCTTAATCAGCATTAAAAAGACACAATCCAAAATAAAGCCTGTTATGACTGATTTATTACGGGGGGTTATAAAGTGAGTGATCCGGTAGAACTTGCACAAGCAATTAGTCGTACTCTTGGAAATTTGCGTTTTCAGGAAAAAGACGTTAAAATATTTTTCGGCCGCGTTCGTTCGGTTGAATATCCGTTTATGGTGGTGTATTTCCCGCTTTTTACGAGCAGCACAGCAGACCAAAACTTTTATGCAGATATACACGCCGAAATTGTAATTGAATTTGCGTACGCCGCGGAAACCGACGATTTGGAGCTTTACGAGTTTGCCGATTCAATCATAGAGCCGTTAAAAAAAGGCTTGCAGTATAAACGGCGTGAAAAAAGCTATATTATTACGCCGAATGATGATTTTGAACATCGGATTGTTGACGGTTATTTGCAAATTTCATTTTCCGCGAATTACCAAGTTGACACTGTCGATAAAATTGCGTACGATAACGCTGAAAAAATGGGAACCTTGGATTTAACTTTTGAAAGTGAGGATTGAAATGGCAGGACAAGGACAGCCGAGTTTCGTCATTGAATTTCACAGAAAAGCCGTAACAGCAATTACCCGCTCCCAGCAGGGAATTGCCGCGCTTGTTCTGAATGATGAAACGCTATCGGAAAATGTTAAAACTTATGCGACATTTTCCGACGTAAAGACTGATGAAGTTGACGCTAAAACTTATAAACTTTTACAGATGTGCTTTTTGGGCGGTCCGTATAAAGTAATCCTGATTAAACAGCAGGAAGAAATTGCGGACACTGTAGCATTGCTTAAAAAGTTGCGGTTTAATTATCTGGCTATGCCTGCGGCTAACGCTGCCGGTATGACAGCAATTCAGGATTATTTGGAAAAAGCCCGGAAAAGTCTTGACGCGTTCGGAAAGGCTATTTTTTACAAGCCGTCTACCGAGGCAGACAGCCAGCGCATTATTGAACTTGACGGCTGCGAAAATCTTAAATTGAACTTTACCGGCACAGAAGAATCTTATACAGGCGCAGAATATACCTGCCGTATTGCGGGCATTTTGGCGGGCTTGTCTGATACGATTTCGGCAACTTATACCAAGCTTGATGAAATCGTGTCTTGCGATATTTTGGAAAATCCAGACGCTGCAGCCGACGCAGGGCATTTAATTCCGCTGTTTAAAAATGGCGAGTATAAGCTCGGCCGCGCAGTTAACAGCTTGACGACATTGACCGACGGCGTAACGGCTGATTTTCAGAAAATCCGCATTGTTTCAACTCTTGACCTTATAGCCGAGGATATTGTAACAACTTTCCGCGATAGCTATGTTGGCAAATATGTTAACGATTATGCGAATAAAGTTCGTTTTTGCGGGGCAATCAATTCTTATTTGCAGGGCTTGACGCCGGAACTGCTTGACGAGAATATGACTAATAAAGTGTCTGTTTCATACGACAAAAATAAGGCATATCTTGAGGGGCAGGGCATAAGCACGGCAGATATGACAACACAGCAGGTTTTACAGTATAACACCGGTTCGTATGTAGGGCTTGACGGCTCTTGTGCGCCTACTGATGTTATGGAAGACCTTGACCTTGACTTTAATTTATTTGAGGAGGCTTAAATTATGGCAGGAGAACGCGCGCCGCTGGTCGGCACTTGGGGCAAGGTTTGGCTTGACGGGGAAGAGGTTGCAAAATTCTCTTCAATTACCGCCAGTGTCCAAAATAACTATGCAGAATATTACGAGGGGCTTGACCTGAAACGTACCAAAGTTTCACATCAAGGAACGGGAACGGCAACTATTCAAGAGGTTTATTCGACTTGCGCCAGTATTTTACAAAAATACCTGGCTAAAGGTGAAGAGCCGCATTTCGTAATTGAAACGAACTTGAAAGACCCGGGAGCTGCAAACGGCCAGCAAGAGGGCTATACCATTAACGAGGTTTCTTTTGATGAAGTCCCGTTTTTGGCTATGACGAAAGGCGAAATCATCGAAAAGGATTTAAATTTTGCTTTCCCGCCGTCAAAAGTTCAGGTAAATGACCAAGTTTTTAACGAGGCTTAGTATGGATATTGAAAAATATTTAAAAGTGATTGAGGCCGAAAAAAACCGGCCAGAAGAAAAACATATCGTTCACATTAAAAGCCTTGATGAAGATATGGAGATCAGAACGTTAACGCATAGCGAGCGCCGCGACCTGATTTATTCCCAAAGGATTAAAAAGGTTACAATCGGCGATATGCTGACGCCTGAAATGATTAAAACTATTTATTCTTGTATGGACTTAAAAAAAATTGCAGTCCCTGCAAAAGAAAAGGGTTTAATCCAGTCTTATTATGATATTATCGAATACCTGTTTAAACCCGATGATATTGCAGATATTATTTTGAAAATTTACGAGATCAACGGAATGTCAACGCCTAAAAAAGACGATGACCCCGTGGACGAACTAAAAAACTGATTAAAACGGACGTCAATTTGTTTTTGGCGTCCTATTACCTTGAACGGGGGATTGACCCGAACAAGGTATTATCTTTAAAACCGGTTGAGCGCGATTTTTATTTGGCCAGCGCTTTGTTTTGGTGGGAGAAAAAAGGCAATGGCAACCTTTGAAGACGTTTTACGATTACGCGATGAAGTAAGCGGCAAGCTGGTTAAAATGGCTGCCGGTATGGATAACTTTGACAAGAAGACGAAAAAAACCTCGTTTTCTTTGGAAAAGTTCGGGAAAATTGCGAAAGATGTAGGACACTGGGGGCAAACGAGAATCGCGCTGCCGCTTATTGCAGCAGGCGGGGCAATGGTTAAGCTTGCTATGGATATGGAGAACACGCTTTCGGTTTTTGAAACGCTGCTCGGCAGTGCCGATAAAGCCCAAAAAATGGTATCCGATATTCAGGAGTTAGCAGCTGAAACCCCGCTTGAAACGAGAGGTTTAACCGATAATGCGAAATTGCTCTTAAACTTCGGTTATAGTGCCGAAAAGATTATTCCTGCGCTGCGTATGCTTGGCGATTTAGCCGGCGGAAACAAACAAAGGTTTGACAGCTTGGCGTTGGCCTTTGCGCAGGTTCAGGCGTCCGGTAAATTGATGGGACAAGACCTTTTGCAAATGGTTAACGCCGGTTTTAACCCGCTTAAAATTATATCGGAACAAACCGGTATATCTATGTCGCGGTTAAAGGATAGAATGAGCAAGGGCAAAATCTCGTTCGAGCAGGTAGAAAGGGCGATGATGAAAGCCACATCGGCAGGCGGAAAATTCTACGGTTTAATGGAAAAACAGAGTAAAACAGCGTCGGGCCGTTTATCAACTTTAATTGATAACGTCGAACTTCTTGGAATTAAGCTCGGAACAAAGCTATTGCCGCACGTTTCAAATATCATCGAAAAACTTATTGTTTTAGTTGATAAGTTTGATTCTTTGGACGATTCAACGCAAGATTATATTTTGACCGCCGGCGGCATTGCAATCGTCGCCCCGACCGTAGTCGGCGCGCTTGGCTCAATTGCAACGGCATTAACAGTTATTGAAAAACACCCGGTAATTTTCACGATAACTAAAATTGTGGCTGGGTTGACTGCTTTATATAAAATTGCTGAAAAGACCAGCGAAATTTTAACAAATATGTTTAACAGCGGTTCAGAGGGCAGAGGATTTTGGGAATCAATCGGCGGTGCTTGGTCGGGTGATTATGCCCCGAAAGAAATTAAACCTACCGTAAAACCTCTTATGCCGGGGGAAACAATCGAAGACCGGATTTTGTCAATCAAAGCCGATAAATTCGCTTATGGCCAAACAATTGAGGACAGATTTAAAGACGTTCAGGCCAAAGAGCCTATTGACAAGCAAGTACAGGGCTTTGTTAATCGAATTGCTGGCGCATTTTCAGATCAATCTCGTTATGGAAAAGATATTGCGAAAATATCAGCAATGCAGAGGCCAACGCAAAATACGACAAATAATACTACGAATATGACCAATAACTTTACTTTAAACGGCACAGTTCGAGAAGAGGCGGACATTGAAAAAATCGGGCAGAGCCTCACAAAACAGTTACAAATGGCTTTCAGTAATACGGGGAGTTTCTAAAAATGGCTAAGCGTATGACAGTTTATTTTCACAATCAGACGCGGGGCGAAATTTTAACGCTGCCGATAAATCCGAATGAAATTGCGCTGCCGGCTGAAATGAATTTGACGCAGCATAATGTAATTGATTTCGGGGAAGTAGCAATAATCGGAGACCGTCGTTGCAAGACATTGACGATTAACAGCATTTTTTTAAATGATGACGCTTTGGCCAATACTGATACGACATATACGAATTTAATCACCGGAGCAATCAATAATATCATCACACGGCAATCGGCGATAAGTAAAATTAAAACTTGGCAGGAAAAAAAAGACCTTATCCGTGTAGTCATTTCGGATTACTTTAACGAGTTGATGAAGATTCAGAGATTCGAGCCGGTTGTTCGGGAAAGCTGCGAAATAATTTTTTACCAGCTGGACTTTATCGAACACCGCGACCCGACAACCAGCACGGCTGTTAATTCCGTTTTATCAATTCTTGCCAGCGGTTTAACTTCTCGTTCGTCTGTTCGTGCATTAGCTGATACGGTTTTGGCCAAATCAAGCGATGATTTATATTCAATTGCAACTAAATACACCGGCGATAGTGCGAACTGGACATCTATTGCGGAAAAGAACGGTTTGACTATTGACAGCGATATTGCCGGCCAGATTTTAAAACTATGAGGCGCGACGATGAGAATTTACCGGAACGGCAAGGAAATTTTAACAAAAACGTATATTCGCTGGGGCGGAGATTATCAGCAGGCAGCCCGTACGCTTTCATTCGTATATCTACCTATGGAAGAAAGCACACGCGTAGGCGATAAAATAACGATGTATGACGATAACAATAATTTATTGTTTCAGGGTATGGCATACATAACGAATTATAACACCACGACTAAAAAATACGAAGTTGATTGTTACGATTTATTAAATAATTTATTGCGCAGCACTGCCTCGGGGCGCTATGTAGGAACAGCAACCCAGATATGCGCGCAAGTCTGCAACGTCTTCGGTTTGACAAGTTTAATTACGTTCGGCCACACAAACCAACAAATCATTGCTACCGGTGATTTAACATATTATGAAGTTTTGGCCAAATCGATACGGAAAGATTTAGACTTGCCGGTTTATAATATCCGCGCGCTTGGTTCAAACGTTTATCTAGACTTGCCCAGCGATATTTTAACCGTGGCTAATTTAAGCAGCGATACTAATATACGCGAGGCCGAGTATTCGGAAAATATTGAACAGATGATAAACCGCATTGTTATTGTTGATGACGAGGGTTCTGTTTTGACAACTAAAATGAATCAAGCCGATTTACAGAAATTCGGATTGTTTCAGGAAGTAGAAACGGAACGTTACACGGAAGACGATGTTTTAATTTTGCCGGAGCTGCACGGGGTTGATAAAACGGGGAGTATAATCATAAACGGCGATGTAAAATGTATCACCGGGAAAAACGTCTTAATTGCAGAGCCAAAAACGGGCTTTGTTGGTAAATTTTTTATCATCAACGACGAGCATACTTGGTTTGATAACGTCCATGAAACACGCTTGGGAGTTGCTTATAATGGCTAAAGGGGAACGCTGGGAAACCCAGCTGTATAAAATGATAACGGAGCAAAACCGGAAAATGCTTAAATCTAGGGCATTGGCCAACGTCGGCATTGTACGGAGCCTTAAACCGTTAACGGTACGTTTTCGCGAGATTGATTTTAGTATTGAAAACGACACCCTGTATTGTAATGAATTATTGCTTGATGAAAACGTAAACCTTGATGTTGATGGAGCTATGGCGGGACAACAAAACATTCAGGGAATGGCCCCGCAACCGTGGATTGCTCAAGGTTCGCCAAATGCAGACTATACCGCTACAATTTCCGGCACAATACCTGATTTCATCAAAGAATTTTATAATTACTTCAAACAATGGCATAATAGGTTTATTCTGCACGTTGGCGATTTAGTCGCGGTTCAGAAAATCGGAGAAAATAAAATAATCGTATTGTCAAAAATATCAATGGTTGTTAAAACAGAGGGAGAGGGCACAAATGGCAACGAATGATTTTCCTTTTATTCCGCAAAATTTAACTATTGATGATAATATACAGCCGGATGTAGCAATAAGCGCCGACACGCTGCCTATTTTTGCCGAGTGGGCGTATGATTATGAAAAAAAGGAATTAAAGCTTAAAAATAAAATGCCCTATCTGGTTTTTAAAAATGACGCGCTGGAAATATGGATTTGGAAAGCATTACACCCGGAAACGGAGTTGTTTGCATATTTAGCCTACACGCCAGAATACGGAAACGAGTTTAATAATTTGATTGCGCGCTTTGTTAATTCAGATGTTCGAAAATCAGAACTGCAACGAATTATTACCGAGGCGCTAATCTGCAACCCGTATATTTTAAGCGTTTCAGACTTTATTTTTAATCAAACCGGCAGCGTTATGAATATTCAGGCAACCGTAACGACTGTTTACGGCAAATTGACAACAACCTTGACACGGGAGCTTATGCAATGAGTTTAAAAGATGATTACGTTGCGGATATGAACGCACGGCTAAAACTTCAAGAAAATAAAACCGAGGGAACGTTCGGCCAAGATATTATCGGGGCCGTGGGTTATGAGTTTTCAGCTGTTCAAGAAACGCAGATTGACACGCTTTTGAATAGAGCTTTTGCAACGACCGCAACCGGCGATGACCTTGATTTATGCGGGGCAGATGTAGGGCTTGACCGTAAACAAGCGACGTATGCGACTGTTCCGGTTAGGGTTGAGGGGTATCCAAACCAAATGGTTGGGACCGATGTAAAAATTACATTTAGCAATCTTGTTTTTACCTGCACCGAAAATAAAAATATACCAGAAGAGGGGTTCGTTGACGTAACATTTAAATGCGATTCGCCCGGTGTAGACGGTAATGTTGACGAGGGGACTGTTTTTGATTTCGTAGGCAGCTATTACGGGCTGACTTCTGCGGTTGCTACCGGCGACGGCGCAGGCGGGACGGACAAGGAAAGCGACGACGATTATAGGGAAAGAATTTTGTTCAAAATTCGCTCCGAAGCAAGTTCAGGAAACAAAGCGCATTATCAATTATGGGCTGAAAGTGTTGACGGGGTCGGCAAAGCTATTATTTTGCCGCTGTGGAACGGAAACGGCACAGTCAAGGTGTTAATCTCTACCCCGGATAAAACTGACCCTACAGAAGAGCTTTTACAGCGCGTTTCCGATTATATCGAAGACAATGCGCCTATCGGGGCGACTGTAACAGTTGCAAGTGTTGATTATGTTGATATTGATATTGTCGCGGATTGTGTAATTGATAGCAGCGGCAGCACAACAACCGTTAAAGCAGAATTTACGGAATTATTAAAACAATATCTTGATACGGCAGATTTAACGGTGTCATACTTGCGAATGTCTGACTTGCTGTTTAACTGCCAAGGCGTCGAAGATGTTACAAATTACACTATGAACGGCGGCAAAGTGTCAATAAACCTTTCAGAAACTCAAGTTGCGCGAGCTGGTTCAATCACGATAAACGAGGCTTGATATGGAAATTAAGAGTAAATTACGCACAGATATTCCCCGCTTTGTCTATGAGATTAAGCAGCTGAAAGATATTATTGACGCTATACAGCCTGAACTTGACGAGCTGCACGAACAAATGTATCAAATGCGTTATGACGTTCATATAACTACAACCAAGTTAATATCTCGGTTTGAAGAGCTTTACGGAATTGTGCCAGATGATACAAAAACGGACGAAGAACGAGTTGCGGAAATTCTGAATAAACGAAACTTGAAACTTCCGTTTACTTGGGACAGGTTAAATAATTTAATTCAAATCAATTATGGAACTGATTACGAGATTCTTTACGATTGGTCAAATTATGTGCTTGAAATTTTATGTTTGGATAATAAACTAAGGGTAGATTATTTAATCGCGGCAATTGAAAAGGCTAAACCAGCCCATCTGGCTTTTTTGTGCAGCCTTTTGCTGGACAGCACGGACGTTATTATTGATGATAAAACAATAATTATTTCCTATCTTATCCGGCGTTGCGGCACGTTTTACGGGGGAACTGATCCGATATGATTACAAAGACATTTCAAAAATCAATTGCTGATTTTATGTTAAATAAAATATCCGGGGTTAAACTTATCGTAAACGACCAGGAGCGGGAAGCTGTCATAAAAAATAAACAGGTATTCAATAATTATATGGTTGACATATACGTTGATGTGTCTTTTACGAGTTCAAGCGATATTTTGAACGGCATAAAAATCTATGACGGCAGCGGGGTTTTGCTTGCGCAGGATTTACCGAATTTAAGTTATAATGTGCAGCAGGCAACGTATTTATATCGGTTAAACGTCCTTTCGAATAAAGAAATTTTGGAGTAAGACAATGGCATACACAAAAACAGAGTGGAAAGATCAAAACGTTGAAAATCCGCGTACATATTCGGTTAGAGATAACGGAGACAGTACAGTAACATTAATGGACGCGTTCGGCACTGTTACCGAACTCGGAACGCCGGTCAATGCCGAAAATATGAATAAAATCGAAAACGGAATCGCTAACGCCGTTGATAAAGATTCAAATCAAACAATTACGGGGACAAAAGTTTTTAACGGCGCTTCACCGATAAAGTTGGGAAAAGCAGGCGGCACATATACAGAGGTTCAATATACTTCTGACGGTTCAGCTAGGCTTGGCGGTTTGCGAAACATTAGAGAGGGCAACTCTGATAATATGCAGATGTATGTTGCGTCCAAAGACGGCGCCAGTATCCTCGGTTCAATTCAGTTAAACAGAGATGATAATAACGGTATATTGGCAACTGCCCCGCACCCTGCCGCGTCAACTGATACAAGCAATACGGCAATTATGACCGCAGGACGAGCTGCTGACCCGTCACAAAACTTTAATCTTCTGCACCGCTCCGGAGATGAAACGTTTAGCGGAGTTAAAACCGGACAATCAAATAATCCGCGTTTTGGTTTTAAACATACTGAGATTGACGTAACAACGAATCCGTCTGCTGAAAAAACAACAAAGATTTTTGTTTCTGATAAAAATAATAAATGGATTTCAGAAATAGGGTTTTATCAAAAGACAGATGGGAATATTTTATCACAAATAACCGCAAATAATGATACTTCTGGAGTTGCAAGTTTACAAATAATTTGCAAAAAAGATGGGAGTAAATACGGGACTTGTCCAACACCGCCCAGAGCTGATGACAATTCAACAAAGATTTCTAACACTCAATGGGTGAACAGCCGCATAACGTCTATTATGAATAATAAGTTACAGGTAGTTTCAAGCTTGCCCTCAAGCCCGAATGCAGATACATTCTATTTTATCCCGGAG